ACATTTCATTTTTTACTTTTGAAAATTACACAAGGTTTTCTTGTGTTGTTTTTTGATTTTTGGATTTACGTTTGAAAAAAAGGTGAAAAAAAGTGGTTGTGAGCATAATGCTCTGTTTTCCATTCCAATCCTTTTTTATTTGTGACGATAAATAAAAAAATGTATTTGCGAAAGTATTTAGGCATTTTTTTCTACTACCATATAAATGGTAGTAAATGGTAGTGTTTTAATGCCAAAAAATGCTGGATATTTTGAATGTAATAAATGTAACTTTAAATGTAGGAAGGAAAGTAATTGGAATATACATTTGTTGACACGCAAACATACAAATGGTAGTAAAATGGTAGTAAAAGATAGTAATAAAAATGCCGAATATGTATGTGATTGTGGAAAAGCTTACAAGTGGGGTAGTGGATTTTATCGACATAAAAAAAAGTGCTCCAGTGCTCAAGAAAAAGATACACCAAATACTGACAATATCCCATCTACAGACATAGATAAGGAAATATTAGTTAAAATGCTGTTGAAGAACCAAGATGTAATGGAGAAACTAATGGAAATAATGCCACAAATGGGTATGAATAGCCACAATACAAATAGCCACAATACGAATAGCCACAATACGAATAGCCACAATACGAATAATTTCAATATACAGATGTTTTTGAACGATCACTGTAAGAATGCGATGAATCTAACCGATTTTATTCAATCCCTCCCCATTACGAGTGAAACATATGATAGCACGATTGAAAATGGCCTTACGAAAACAATTACTAATATGATGGTGAATGGTCTCAATGACATGGATATATTGGACCGTCCGATTCATTGCACGGATGCCTCTAGAAAGACACTTTATGTAAAGGATGCAGACAACTGGGAAAAAGACAACGAGCTGCTACATATAATCAAGGGGATACGGGAACTGTCTTTGAAACAACGAACAATGATAAATAAATGGAAAGAAGTGAACGAGGGATGGAAAACCGACGATAAGTTACAATCAAGAATGACCAGTCTAGTATTCAACTCCATGACACAAATAGAAAATGACGAAAAGGAAACAAGTAAAATAATAAAGTCCATTAGTAAAAATGTATATCTAGACAGTGAAACAAAAAAAGGATTTCCGTTATCATCTGTAATGGCGTAAATAAATTATTTCTGCATAAAATTATGAAGTGTCACTCCAGTATTAATATTAGTAATATCACCAGCCAAAATAGATTGTTCATACAATGTTCTTAATATATCATTTGGTGCAGTTGAACCAATTTTCAATAAGTTTTTATCATATAAATATTTCTTCACCTCTTGTAGAGGTTTTTGCTTCAATAGTCCTTGTTCGCGTTTTATATTTCTACGTGTTTTATTATTTTTTATTAAAATAGAAATATTGTTGTTCTTTTTCCCGAGCGTATATCTTGTTCTCTTCGTGTTTCTAGACCGTTGTCTTATTTTACTAATATGATTATTTTTCAATTGCTGCAACTTGTCCTTTCTATGTACATTCTGATCATTTACATTTTTTTTAAATAAATTATGATTAGTACTACTACTATTATGTATGGATGGTCTATGTTTTATTGTCTTGCTATGGAATTGTCTATAAGTAGGCTTTGTACCACCTTTGAGACACCCATATGGAGTATCTTTGTTTGTTAATGTTACAATATTTGCACTATTTGTATTGGGTGGGATGTTGGATGGGATATTGGATGGGATATTGGATGGGATATTGGATGGGATGTTGGATGGGATATTGGATGGGATGTTGGATGGGATGTTGGATGGGGCATTGATCGTTTCGCCGAATTCTAATTTATATGGAGTTGTGGCAATATCACTACCTCCTGTTGTATGTTCATTTCTTGCGACAATTGTATTATGACTGATATTCGAGTCAAATTCGGTAGGTAAATCAACGAGTACCATTTGTGAAGTATCAAATGAAACATTTTGTCCTACCTTGTGGTGGGGTGTGGGTTTTCTAAGAGTTTTGTTCCTGCGTTTTTTCTTGGCATTTTCCTTCGTTGATAAAGTATTCAAATATTCCATCGACCCCACAAAATCGCTATGAAACTTAGAATCACTATTGGTCTCGACATTACCATTTTCCGTATGGCGTGTTTTTATTTTTTCATTTTGTTGATGTTTTTTTATCTTTTCGAGTAAATCTTTTTTTAGTTGATTGGGTTTAATAACTGGTTTCGGTTTTTCTTTTTTAATTTTTCTATTTTTTTTCGTTTTACTGCCGCCACTAAGGGACATTAAAGAACTATTGAATTGAATGGTTTTTTTATCATCACTCATAATATATTTTAAAGTATAAAAAAATATTATGAAAACTCAGCAATAAAGTGAATTATATACTTGTCGCACACGTTCTTTATCGTCGCGTCTTTTTTGAGATTCACCCATTTCTAAATACGTATTAAAACCTGTTTCTAAATCTACATTAGAAATAAAAGTTCTTTCTTCTTTAGGCAAACAAAAAACACGACGACTGTGTGCTATTTTAACTTTTGAAAATAAGGTTTCCATATCCCTACCAAAAAAAGTAAAGCAGTCTTTATTCTTGTCAAACCATTTATCACTCAATGGCTCTTTAAATCCCCACCCACTGTCTGTAATTTTCTTTTCAAAAATAAGGCGCAATTCGTGTGGCGAATAATCGTCAATTGTAAATTTCCACGTGAATCGCGATTCTAATCCTGGATTATAGCTAAAGAAACAGTCTTTTAATTCTTGTTCATATCCAGCAATGATACACATAAGATCCTTTTTATTGTCACTTAGTGCTTCACATAGAGTATCAATGCATTCTTTGGAGAAAGAATCGCGTTTTTCACTATTTCCTAAAGCGTACGCTTCATCAATAAATAGTACACCACCAATACATTCTTTGATAACGTCTTTTGTTTTAATAGCAGTCTGTCCCAAATATCCAGCAACTAAATCATCGCGTGTCACTTTTTTAAATACATTATTTTTCAATATACCCAACTTACTAAATATATGTCCCATTATTTTCGCCACTTCTGTTTTTCCAGTACCAGGAGGTCCACAGATTACTGCGTGCATATAATCAGAATTATTTGGAGATACACTATGCAAATCTTGAATAAAATATAAAATCTGATCGACTATACTATCTTTGATAGAATTCATACCAATCATACTTTGTAATTCTACGAGGGATGGTTTAATGGTGTGTAATGATTTCATATTGATATTATATTCGACATTGTCGTGTAACGGATACTTGTCACATAAATCAATTAATTCGGTCAGATTATGAATTGTGGTGCGAATCGCAATTTGTTCTTTGACGATTATTTCCTTTTCGAGCGGTGGTAGACTATTTTCAAGCATTGGTAAGTCGGGTAAAAATCCCGAAAAAAACGGGCTAGAATAATGTTTATAAAACTCGTCCATAGTTTGGTTTAAAATTTCATCTAGTAAGATATCATTGTGTGCGTTATTTATATTTCTAGATAGCTTAACCGGAGCAATTTCATTATTCAGGAAAGTACTTAATTTATTAGGGGTATTTGCCGTATTGTTCATTTTATCAGCAGTTACTTCTGGAGTTATATTAGGTTCATTGTATAGTATATTAGAAATATCTAAAGTTGGCCTTTTATTTACATTAGATGATTCAAGACGATTCATTTTACGATTTAATAAATCAGTGTCATCAATTTGGGTGGAAATATCATTGTTTGACAGATCGACCTTCTTCCCTGTATGTCTATTTCGTCGTTTGTTGGGTTTATTGTGTTTATTATTGCGATTATTCATATATATTCACATTATATATTATTTTTATTTGTAAACGGATGATAATACTTTATACACAAATTAAAAAATAAATTGATTTGTAAAATAGTCAATAATATAAATCAACAATTAAAAATGACTTCTATTGAAAAAGAAATTAACGATAACTTGGGGAAGTATATTGAAACCCCATGGACAATTATCGAGTCTTATTTCAAGGATCAGCATTTGTCGCAGTTGGTGCGCCATCAGTTAGAATCATACAATGATTTTGTAAATAATCAGATACAAAAAACAATCGATATGTTTAATCCGGTTCAAATGTCGAGTGATAACGACTATGACAAGGAATCAGGAAAACATAAATTAGAGATATTTATTACATTTGAGAATTTTCATTTGTACAGACCACAAATTCACGAGAATAATGGTGCGTCAAAGTTGATGTTTCCTCAAGAAGCAAGGTTAAGAAATTTCACATATGCATCAATGATGTCGATTGACATGAATATTAAATACATTGTGCGAACTGGTGATAACCTAGAAAATAGTCAAACATTTTACAAGAATCTGCCAGGAATTCACATCGGTAAATTGCCTATTATGTTGAAATCGTCGGTGTGTGTATTAAAGCAATATCAGCACATAAACGAGGATGTTAGTGGCGAATGTAAATTTGACGCGGGTGGATATTTCATTATCAATGGTAGTGAAAAGACGGTGCTTGGACAAGAACGCGCTGCAGAAAATCGTGTATATTGTTTTAATGTAAGCAAAAATAACAACAAATGGAGTTGGTCTGCAGAGATTAAGTCTGTACCTGATTCTAAATGCATTAGTCCCAAGCAGATTAGTATGATGATTAGTAGTAAAAACACTGGCTTTGGTAATGTGATTCACATTCAGATTCCCAGACTGAAGCAACCCGTTCCGCTGTTTATTCTATTTCGCGCTCTTGGTGTTTTATCGGATAAGGATATTTGCGAGAAAATTATCTTGAATATGGAGGAGAAAAAATACAAAAAACTAAAGTATGGTCTACAGGGTAGTATCGTAGAGGCGAATACTATCTTGTCACAAGAAGACGCAATCACTTATTTAATGTCTCAAGTGATGTTCACACCTATCAATATGGACAAGGAGACTGGATTGAAGAAGAAGCGCGATTTTACAACGGATGTTTTGAATAATGACTTGTTTCCACATTGCCACGATATGACCCAGAAGATCTATTTCTTGGGTTATATGACAAACAAGTTATTAAGATGCAGTTTTGAATGGATTCAGCCAGACGATAGAGATTCGTATCTTAACAAGAGAATTGATCTAACGGGTGCGCTTTTAAATAATCTTCTTCGAAATTACTTCAACAAGCTCGTCAAGGATATGCAGAAGCAAGTGATCCGAGAGATTAACAATGGTTCGTGGCGGTCTACCGAGGACTATATCAATATCATCAATGCTACAAATATTTATAAAATTGTAAAATCTACGACTATTGAGAATGGACTCAAACGCGCATTGTCTACTGGTGATTTTGGAATTAAAAATGTCAACAGTAACAAGGTGGGTGTGGCTCAAGTATTGAATCGATTGACTTATATTTCAAGTTTGAGTCATTTGCGGCGAATTAATACACCAATTGATAAAAGCGGCAAGTTGATCCCTCCTCGAAAACTTCACAATAGTTCATGGGGATTTCTATGCCCTGCCGAAACACCAGAGGGTGCAAGTGTAGGAGTAGTGAAGAATCTTAGTTATATGACGCATCTTACTATTCCTAGTAGTAGTGAATCGATACACGAGTATGTCACTCCATATGTCAAGAATCTTGCGGATGTAACATCGAGTGAATTGGATTCCAATGTCAAGGTCTTTGTGAATGGTGCATGGATCGGAATGACAAATACGCCGTATGAACTATTTAAAACTTGTCTAGACAAAAAACACAAGGGAATTATTAATATTTACACCTCAATTGTATTTGATTATAAAAATAGAGAATTGCGCATTTGCAACGACGGAGGGAGATTAATTCGTCCTGTACTGCGTGTAAAAGATAACCAGATTATTCTTGACAATAAAACGGTGGATTCTATTAAACGCGAAGAATTGGAATGGAACGATCTGCTTACCGATTGTAGAACCAAGAGCTCTGTAATTGAATACATTGACCCAGAAGAGCAGAGCTTTAGTATGATTGCTATGAAACCACAAGAAATTAATAAAGACAAGCAATTTATTTACAAATACACACACTGTGAGATTCACCCTAGTACGATTTTCGGCATTTTAGCATCGTGCATTCCCTATCCGGACCACAATCAAAGTCCGAGAAATACATATCAATCTGCGATGGGTAAACAGGCAATGGGGATGTATGTCACCAACTATGATACTAGAATGGATAAAACAGCCTATGTTCTTAGTTATCCGGCAAGGCCTCTGGTAGATACCAGATTGATGGGAATGGTCAAGTTGGATAAGATTCCTGCTGGTTCTCCTGTAATTGTTGCGATTATGACTCACACCGGATTTAATCAGGAGGATAGCTTATTGTTTAATCAAGGCTCGATTGATAGAGGACTCTTTCAAGCAACCATTTATCACACAGAGAAAGATGAGGATAAAAAGATCAATGGCGATGAAGAGATTCGGTGCAAACCCGATAAAACCAAGACGAGAGGTATGAAGTTTGGAAATTACGATAAGATTAACAACAAGGGTGTTATTCCTGAAAATACTCTGTTGGAAAATAACGATGTCATCATTTCCAAAGTTGTACCCATTAAAGAAAACAGAAATGATCACACAAAAGTGATTAAATATGAGGACTTGAGTAGAACATACCGTACAAATGAAGAATCATATATTGATAAAAATTTTGTTGACAGAAATGGCGATGGGTATAGTTTTTGCAAAGTGAGAGTGCGGACTGTTAGAAGACCCGTAATCGGTGACAAATTTTCCAGCCGTCACGGACAAAAAGGTACGATTGGTAATATTATCCCGGAATGTGATATGCCATATACCGCAGAAGGTGTCAAGCCTGATATTATTATCAATCCTCACGCAATTCCATCTCGTATGACAATTGGCCAGTTAAAAGAGACATTATTGGGTAAAGTACTTGTGGAGTTGGGATTATTCGGCGACGGTACCTCATTCGGAGAGTTGTCGATTGACAAGATTCGCAAAGAACTTACAAAAGTTGGATATGAAAGTAACGGGAATGAACTAATGTATAATGGTCTAACCGGCGAACAGATTGAGACAAGTATATTTATTGGTCCGGTATTTTATCAGAGATTGAAGCATATGGTGCGCGACAAACAACATAGTCGTTCTATCGGACCTATGGTGAATCTTACTAGACAACCGGCAGAAGGTAGAAGTCGTGATGGCGGTCTGCGATTCGGAGAGATGGAACGTGATTGTATGGTGTCGCACGGTGCTTCTAGGTTTACACGAGGACGACTGTATGATGCTTCTGATAAATATCAAGTGAATGTGTGTAAAAAATGTGGTATGATTTCAGCATACAATGATAAAAAACATATTCATGTGTGCAAAACTTGCGACAATAGAACGGATTTCAATTATGTCGAGATCCCTTACGCGTGTAAATTGTTATTTCAAGAATTACAGACAATGAATATTGCACCCAGAATTATGACATAGAGTAAAAATAATACATAACTCATAGTTTAGCAAGTAACTAGATAAATTTTTTATATGAGATAATATATATATATAATGCCTTCGCAAAATAATCAATTAATCGGTGGTGGAGCAAATAGTAGTTCTGGATCAGGAATGAGTGGAGGTTCTGGACGCCAAATGATGCGTTTTACGCTTCGTGATGCATGGAATGGAGAGGCAGCAAAAGGAACTGTAAATGGTGTGAAAGTTGCAGCAACACCTTTTAGAGCAGTGAATAATGCAGGAGATTTATTAAATAGACAACATTTTACATCTGGTGGCTCCAATCAAGTCAATACAGGACGAATCAAATTGGCTGCGAATGGTTCTGCTAGAGTATTGGGTGGACATATTTCTGCACAGGCTAATCCCAGTGGCATTCCTAGTGCGACTACAAATGTAAAGTATGTTTATGATGGATCTGATTACACCAAATTCAAAAAACAACAAGCGTCGAATAGAAATTACAACGATACATCTTTTGGTGGCGCGGGCGCAAGTAATACATTTATTGCACTCAATCGTGTAAGAAGATAAGTAATGATCGAGCGAAGAGTATTTATTTTTACGGCATCGAATATAGACATTTTACTATTAGATAAAACAGACAAAGTAAAAGAAAGGTAGCGATATTTGTAAATTTACAAATATCGTTACCTAAAATAATATATCTTCTTGTAAGAAGATATATTATTCATTCTAATAAGCGATTAGATTTTTTACACCATTTACACCCTTGAAGGTGTAAATGTCCGAAGGTGTATATAGTGAAAATCGGCGTTTGAAATGTTAAAAAGTGTAAATATGTCGCGATAAAATATAGTATAATATATAAATGGCAGTCACAGGGTTGCTTTATACATATAGTTTCAATGGACCACGATCACAAGGAGTAGTAAGCAAAAATAGAGGCAATAATGCGATAGTGAATGCAACAAGTGGAATGCCTCAAAAATTTGGATCTTCTGCAGGTGGAACAACATTTTCTAACATGCGAAGATTGTATAGAAATAATCTTTTTTTATCTAATGACAATCGGGATTATAATAATGAACATAAATTATCAAATGGACGCTTAAGTGGTAGCAATGATTCTTCCCAATACATTCAATCGAGAAAAGCGCGTGCTGTTGGTAAATCATCTATGATTGCAAATACTGTATCTTTCCAGGGACAAGCAACACCAGCGGATTCCTATAGAAACAGTGCTTTAGCAAGAGTTAGAGGTGGTGGGTCAGTAGCCCCTAAGAAAAAAGGGTCTATATAAATCATCTGGAAGCAGAAATAGACAAATAATGGCGTAATTTTTTTATGCGTCAAATATATAAGATGAATAAATTTCTCGTTGAATTTTTAGGAACATTATTCTTATTGTATGTGATTCTTGCAACTAATAATGCATTGGCCATTGGTGCAGCATTAGCCATTTCTATATTGGTTGGTGGGCATATATCAGGTGGAAATTTTAATCCTGCCGTATCAGTAATGATGGTTTCCGCAGGAAAATTACCAAAAAATGATTTAATCCCGTATGTTCTTGCCCAAGTTGCAGGTGGATTGGCCGCATTGGAACTTTTTAAGCGTGTAAAAATGTAAGACAACAATAAAAATGTACTAATATAATTATTTTTTATACAATTATATTATACAATGCAACAGGAATCAGTATATACGAATCCTTCAGGCGAAAAATCACTAGGAGATAAAGCTAAGGATAAGCTTAAACAATTACAGAGTGGGTTAACTGACTGGTTTATGAAGCCGAGTGCAGAACCGTCATCTCCAACTCAATACGGAGGGATGTGTATGTCAAAAAAATGTAAATGTACAAAATATAGAGTTTGTGCGTATTGCATAAAGGCTAGAAGAGCAAAAAGCGCTAAAGCTAAAAAAATAGCTAAAGCTAAAAAAAGCACTAAGGCTAAAAAACATACAAAGGCTAGGAAAGGTAGCAAATCAACTACTAAAAGACGCCGATAAGTAAATGTAGGAAGTATAGGTATGTTGTGTATATGTGCAAACCTATTTGTATACGATGTATGCAATGAAATAATTTGTTTTCGAATTAGAAATCAAATTATTTTCGATCCTTGATCCGCTTCATAATGCAGATAAG